AAGCCAAACAGCCCGCCGAAAGCCAGTCAGAGGAAGACATTCGGCGGCGTTTCGCCAAGCTGCGCCTGTGGCAGATGATGGCCGAAACCGACAAGCGGTCAATGGTCGGCAAGTATGCTGGCCTGATCCTGCGCCTGCGCGACAGCAAGACATTCGACCAGCCGGTTGATATCGTTCCCGGTGGTCTGGACGGCATCGCCGAGGTTATCCCCGCATGGGAAAGCCAACTGACCGTTGCGACATGGGACACGAACCCGATTTCGGAAAACTACGGCAAGCCGACGATGTATCTGTTCAGCGAGGCGGCGGTTGACGAAAGCACGCAGCCGCGTTCGTTCTCCGTCCATCCCGACCGGGTGCTGATCTTTTCCGATGACGGATCGGTCAACGGTCGGTCAATCCTTGAGCCGGGATATAACGACCTGATCGACGCTGAGAAGGTCAAAGGCGCTGGTGGCGAAGGGTTCTGGAAATCCAGCCGTGGCGCGCCGGTGATCGAAGCGCCCGAAGGCGTGACGCCTGCATCCGTGGCCGAGGGCATGGGCATCGGGCTTGCCGACCTTTCCGATGCAATCAACGATCAGATCGACAGCTTCCAACAGGGGTTTGACAAGGGTCTGTTGCTGGGTGGACTGACTGCCAAGCCGATGGTAATCAGCCTGCCGCTGCCTGAGCAATTCTTCAACGCCCCTGTGTCGTGCTTTGCCGCGTCAATTCAGATGCCGATTAAAATCCTGATCGGAAATCAGACCGGGGAACGCGCATCGACCGAGGATAGCCGGGAATGGGCAAAGACCTGCAACAGCCGCCGCGTGAACCGGATCGTGCCGATCATCATGGAGTTCATGGGCCGCCTGCAATCGTGGAGCATCATTCCCGAAGCGGATTGGCATGTGGAATGGTCTGACCTGACCGAAGCGACTGCATCGGACAAAATCACGCGTGCGGGGCTGATGGCAGACATCAACACCAAGACGCAGCCCGGCGATGAACCGGCATTCACGTCGGATGAAATCCGGGAAGCGGCGGGCTATATGCCCGTCCTAGACACAACCGCCAACGAATGATATGTTGCCGGAAAATTTGGGGCAGATGATGGCCAAACAAACGCGCGTCAACGTCAAGTCGGCTGTCAATTCGGCTCTTATCCGCCGCGAGCGGCGCAATGGCCGCGATGTAATCATTGTGCCTTCCGCGACCCTTCCCGATGACATCGTGATGAACCGGGTTCGTTATCCCGGCGCGGAAATCGAGAAGTCATATCGCAGCTTGAACAACACTCCCGCCCCGCTGGGGCATCCGTCGATTGAAGGCATGTTCGTGTCGGCATCTGACCCGCGTGGCATCGTTCGCGGTTTCGTCGGGGCTTGGAACGAGAACGCGCGTCGTGAGAATGGCCGCGTCTATCTCGACAAGGTGATCGACGTGGAGTTCGCCTCGCAGCTTGTCGGTGGCAAGGCTGTGCTGGAAGCTATTGAAAAGGGCCAGCCGATCCACACATCGACCGGCCTTTATGCCGTCATGACCCCTGCGCAAAACGATGCAGCCGCGGATATGATGGCATCCGATATCGTATTTGACCATGACGCGATCCTGATCGGCGAGGATGGCGCGGCAACGCCTGAACAGGGCGTAGGTATGATGGTAAATGCAAAGACCCCAAGCGGTGAGCCGGTTACGGTGATCAATTCATCGTTGTCGGAAAGCGCAGACGAGGCATTGGATTGGGCGGTGGGTGAAGTAGTCCGCGCGCTTGAGCGCCGCGAGAAAGTCGGCGTGCTGGAGCGGACGAAATCCGCAATCATGGAAGCCCTTGGGCTGTCTGAAAGAAAGGAAACGACAATGGCTGACGACAAGCAGCTTGACGCGCTTTCCGCCAAGGTTGACAGCCTGGCGGCGGCGGTTGCGAACGCTCTTACGGGTATCCAATCCCTGACCGATGCGCAGACCGCGATTGTGGCAAACCAACGTGCGGCGGAAGAAACCGAGCGCGTCGGTTTGGTTGACAAGATCGTCAAGGCAAACTTGATGGATGCTGACGCTGCGGGGGAACTGACGCTGAACGCGGCCCGCGCGCTGGCCAAGAAAGCTGAACCCGGCGTCGCAGCCGGTCTGCACAATGCGCTTGCGGCCCCTGCGAAGGGCGCAGGCTACAAGCTGCCGAAAGGGGATTGATCCATGGGTCGCTACTCGAAAATCCACCTTGGCCCCGCGCGGAAAAATGATCCGCAGGTGTTCGAGGCCGAAGCCGGGGCGGTGATCACTCCCGGATGCTTGGTGGTTCTGTCCACTGGTCGATTCGTTCTGGCCGGTGCAACCACCGTTGGCAAGGTATGGCTGGCGCAGGAAAACTACCTGTCGCAGAAGGCGGTTGACCAGACCTATGCGGCGTATGCGGCTGGTCCGCCTGTCGTTCGCGGTGACATCGTGCTTGGCTTGGAATTGCAGGAAGACTGCATCTATGCCGCGCGCATCGCCACCGGCGTGAACATCACGGCAGTCGGCACCGCGCTGACCCCTGCGGACAACGGCACTCTGGCGATTGCCAGCACTTCCGATCTGGTCGTGGCCTACAGCGACGAGGTGTATAACAATGACACCGGCGCATCGCAGCTGATCCGCATCCGGCCCGCCGGTTCGGCAAGCTATCTTTCCGCTGCATCGTAAGGAGGGCAACCTAGATGCGTTACTTTGATGAGGCATTGGTTGCCAACAGCCGCCCACACGCGGTGATGTGGAACCAAGTGCAAGCGCAGCGCGAGGCGTTCCACAACGCCGAAGAGGCCCTCGCGCCGCTGATGTCGCAGGCCATTGGCTTGCGCGTCAACCAAGCTGCCGTCCTGCCGCGCGATGCATGGCTGGAGATGGACACTATCACCAAGACGCTGATGCGTGGCGATGATGGTGACGCCTATATGGCTGACCTGATGCCTCTGGCGCGCGCCGTCAACATCGGCAAAATCCGGTTCGACTATCGGGTTTCGTCGGATGCTGGCACCGTTCGCCGGTCCATGTCGGGGCAGGTGCCGGACGTGATGGGCAAGACCGAATACGACTACCGTTCGGCCATTGTCCCGATCTTCAATACGTCCTATGGCCGGTCGTGGCGTGAGTGGAACTCGCTGCAAAGCGAAGGCTTTGACGCGATCATGGACGATCAGGAAAACCACGTCCACAACCTGCGGAAAAACATGGCGCAGTATGCCCTCGACGGGGATACCAACCTTGTATTCAACGGGACTGCGGGCTTTGGCATCCGCACTCATCCGCTGTCCAAGTCGATCAACTTGGGCACTGCGGTTGGTGGCGCGAACATCGACCTGTCGGCGACGGCAACGACTTCGGATGCGGTCATTGCATTCATCAACGGGCCGCTGGGCGCGTTGCTGGACGCCAATGAAGTCACCGCGCCTGTCAATCTCTACATCTCGCGTGACATTGCGCGGAATTGGGATCGGCAGTATTCCGGCGCGGCAGGCTTCAAGCAGGGCACCCTGCTGAATTGGGTTGAGGCCAACCGCCGGATCAACAAGGTGGCCGTCACGAACCATCTGACCGGCAACCAGTTCTTCGGCTTTGTGCCTGACCCGCAGGTGATCCGCCCGCTGATCGGCATGGCGGTCAACACGACTGCTATGGTCCGCACGAACCCGGTGGACGACTACAACTTCTTGGTGATGGGCGCGATGGGCATCGACATTCGCGGCGATTACAACAACAAGTCGGGCGTGTTCTACAGCGTGGTTGTGAACGCCTGATCTGTATAGGGCGGGCTGTAATGGCCCGTCCTTTCCCCATGAAAGGAACCCCCCATGAAAATCCGCATCACAAAAGACGGCTTGTTCGGGGCGGGTCCGATCAATATCGGTGCTGAGTTTGTCGTAAATGGGAAAGTCCCTGCCGGTTGGGCTGGGAAATATGAGATTGTATCTGATGATCCTGCACCGGAATCGGTGCCTGTGATCAACCCAGAAGCCCCGCGCCGTGGGCGCCCGCGCAAGGAAGCCTGATCATGGCTGGATATGGCGATGACGCAGGGTTCGCAACATGGCTCGCCGATAATGGCTTGAGCCTGCCCGTCGGATCGCCTGCGCCTGCGGTTCTGCGCAATCGTGGCAGCGCATATGTGGACGCCACCTATGGCCAGCGCCTGACATGCAGTTACCGAAGCAATGGGCCGACGCAGGAGCGTGCATGGCCGCGCGCCGGGCATCCTAACGTGCCGTCAGATGTAACGCCTCTGGCATGGGTTCAGGCGTCCTACAGGGCTGGTTACCTTATCGCCACATCCGGCAGCCTTTCGCAGTCGATCAGCGGCGAAGGCCGGGTGCAGCGCGAGAAGGTGGACGTGATCGAGCAATCGTTCTTCGACAACGGCCCGCTCAAACCGGGCGAGGCTGTCGGCACCATCGACACGGAGATTGACGGGATGGTTTCGCCGTTCCTGTGCAGTCTGAAATCGGTTCTGGGCATAAGGGCAATCGGGACATGACACAGCCATTTAGCGCATCCAGCGCAACCATTGACAGCCCCGCGCTTGGGGCCTTTGCTATCACTGCAAGCGACACGACCGACCTTGCAACGCATATCCGCGCGATCACAATCGGCACGACGGCTGGCACGGTTTCCTTCATCGGATGGGATGGCGTGACCTACACGACCGGCACCTTGCCGGTGGGGACGTATCAGCTGCTGGCAAAACGCATCCGGGCGACCGGCACCACGGCTGTCGGGCTGACGGGCTGGGTATGACCATCTATGACCGCGCCCGCGCTACGGCTAACAGGCTGCTAGATCCTGCCAAGTTCGGCGCGGGCACGATCACGCTTATTCGCAAGTCGATCACGCCTGCGGTCAATAGCTGGGAAGACCCGACGATCACGACCACGACTGAGGCGTTGAAGGCGCAGGCGTTCGGCGTATCACAAGAGCTTGTCGGGCTGCCCGCGCAAGAGCCTGAGAATGGCGTTGTGCTGGCGACCGACAAGATGGTCATTGCGGCGGTTCCGGTCATGGGCTACCGGCCAGGTGATCTTCTGTCGATTGACGGGGCGCCAGTGACCATTATCTCGGTCAAGAACATCCCCGGCGCTGGCACGGTATCGGCAATCAAGTTCGTTGTGCGGGGCGGGGCGGTTGCGGTTCTTCCGTCTGGCCCGTGGTCATTGGAGTTCTCGGAGGAGTTTGGCTGATGCCGACTAAACGCACGATCCAGCAACTCTATGACATGTTCGCGCCGGGGCAGCCTGACAACAGCATAACGCCAGACCGGGTGCAGGACCTGATATTGTCGCTCCGCCCGGGCTTTGGCCGCATCTCGATCACGACGGCGGTTGAAACAGCAATCACGACGCAGGGCGAATGGGTGAAGCTGGCAGGCGTGACGACGCTTGGCCCCGATGCGTTCACGTTCTCCATGCCGCAGAATGGGCGGCTGCAATGCGATTGCCCTATCCCATCTCGTATGGTCATTGACGGCGCAGTGAGCCTTCAAAATGGCAGTCAGACAACTTACGAAATCGCATTGGCCAAAAACGGCACGGTGATGGCGGAAACAGCGCAGCCTGTCCGGTTCGGGCCTAGCGGCGGGGTTGTCGAGGTTGTGGGCTTTGCCGACTTTGTGCAGGCGCCCGGCGATTATATCGAGCTGTGGGTGCGCAACACCACCAGCACGGCAAGCATCACGGCGCTGGGCATGTATCTGCGCGCGATGACCTATGTGATGTAATGGCCCGGCCTGGACGCGACACGAGGCTGTTCTACGATCTGATCAGGCGGCTAGAGCCTGATCTGCGCAAGGCGTTTGAGGCGGCGGTTGCTGACCTTCGCGAAGGCGTGGACTTCCGCGCGCTGATTGCAGCCTTGCAGGCGGGGAACATCGAAGCGGCGGTGCTGGCCTTGAACATCGAGCCTGCCGCCTTCCAGCGATACGCAGCGGTCAAGACGGGAATGTTTGAAGCGGCTGGCGCGGCTACTGTTGCGTCGATCACTTTGCCGGGCATCGTGCAAACCGCGATCCGCTTTGACATGCGCAACCCCGGCGCTGAGCGGTGGATTGCATCCGAGGTCGGCACGCGCATCACGAACATCGTGCAAGAGCAAATCCAGACTGTGCGGGATACGATCCTGGCGGGCTATCAGCGCGGCGAAGGCCCGCAGACGATTGCGACCGACATCGCCGGGCGGGTGATCAATGGCACGCGGCAGGGCGGTGTCTTGGGGCTAGACGTGCCGAGGGCTGAGCGGCTGGAAAAGGTCCGCAACGGGATCAAGACGCCCGAAGGCGTGCGGTCGCTTGTGATCGAGGGCCGGGATGGCACGCTCAAGATGCGATACAAGGTGAACCCGGCCAGTGAAAAGGCGATCCTTGCGGCGTATCGCAAGGGCGAGGCTGTGCCTGCCAAGTCGCAGGAGCGCATCGTCACGCAGTATGGCAACCGGCTGTTGAAGGAACGGGGCGAGACGGTGGCGCGGGTCGAGACTGCGCAGTCGGTCATGTCTGCTAGGCGGCAGGCTTGGGACCAAGTCAACGTGCCGCCAGAGGCTATCGGGAAGCGCTGGGTTCACGGCGGTGGGGTAAAGGAGCAGCGCCCGCATCACGTCGCCATGTCGGGCACGATTGTTCGGGGCCGGGATACGCCTTTCATCTTCAGCAACGGCGCGACCTTGCAGATGGCGCATGATCCCGACGGCCCGGCGTCCGAGGTGATCCTGTGCGGGTGCAACACCGAGTTCTTTGTGTTGCCGGATTGGAGGCCGCCGGAGTGACGGGCTGGCAAGGCATAAACCCCGCCGAATGGTCGCAAGAGCAACAGGACAACCTGCTGAGGGTGTTCCAACAGGCATGCGTCCTGCTAGGCCGTGAGCTTGCTCGCACGCGAGATGACGGCGGGACCGCGCCGAAAGTCACCGGCAACATGGTCCGATCACTCTTGGCGCAGATCGGCACTTCTGTGAACGTGTCAGATGCCGCAAGCTTCGCCGGGTCAGACGTCGGGGCAACCGTGGCGCAAGCAATCCTTGGCGATACAGTCTATTTCGGGTATCAAGCCAACTATGCGCGGCGGCAGAACTACGGCTTTGTCGGCGCGGACGCGCTAGGCAGGGTATATAACCAGACCGGCGCCAACTTCGTTGAGCGGGCTGTCAATATGTGGCCGCAACTGGTCGATCAAGCCGTGAGGGATGTTCGGGGTGCCTGAAACCGACACGATGATCTGGATGGCGATCAAGGCCCGCGTCACCGAGGCGGCTGGCGCTTTGCATGTCGCATGGCCAAGTGAGGCATTCAGCCCGCCCGCCACATCTTCCGGCTTGCTACCATTCATCGCCGTTGGAGACGTTGCCACGTCGATCCGCGTTATGATCGACAGCGATGGGGATCTAGATCGCACTGGTATCGTGTCTCTAGCGTATGTAGCCCCTTTGGGGTATGCTCAGGAGTGGTATATCGAGAAGGCCGCCGCGCTTCTGCCGTTCTTTCGGCCAGATAGCTCGATGCGGTTTCAGTCGGTGTGCATCAAATGGGGGAATGGCTTGGCCGTTCCGAGGGTCGAACGAGGCTATCGGGACGACGGCTATTTCAGAACCCCGGTTCTAATCCCGTGGCGCTGTTCCGCCCGGTAGCAAAGGAGGCCAATGATGGCTTTGACAAAAGTGGCGGGCAGCAGGCTGTATATCGGCGGTCGGGTTGCATACAAATCGGTTGTGCAACTGTCCGACTTTAGCGGTCAGGTGTGGGTGCCAATCAGCAAGTGGACCCAGACCGGGGATATCGGCGCTGAGCAAGAGGCGATCACGCAAACGCTGATCGACCAGAACACGACCCTCTATGCCAAGGGCGTGATCAGCTTTCCCATCATGGAAAACGTGTTTGTGCCGGATGCTACCGATGCCGGGCAGATAGCGTTCAAGCTGGCGCAGATTTCGTGCAAGCCCTACGCCTTCAAGATCGAATGGGATGCAGCCTGCGGCGCGGAAAGCACCGTGACTATCAGCTCGGCAACGCCCGGCGTTGTCACTTGGAACGCGCATGGACTGGTTAACGGAACGCCAGTCACGTTCAGCACGACCGGATCGCTGCCGTCGCCTCTGGTGCCGGGCGTGACCTATTTCGTTGTGGGGGCTGCTACCAATAGCTTCAACGTCGAGGCAACCATCGGCGGCGGCGCGATTGACACGCTCACGGCGGGCACCGGCACGCACATCGCACGGGCGCAGACGCCTGGCGAAACTGACCTGTTCTATGGCTTGGCGATGCTTGGCAACAAGACTGGCGGGGACGCCTCGGCCACGCGGCTGATCAACTTCCCGATCCAGCCGATCTGCCGCCATATCGAAGTCTGAGACACCTGCGCAGGTGGGGCGGGTTCGGAGTGGTTCACCGGCCCGCCCATTTGAACCAGAACCAAAGGAATGAGCCATGTTTGAACTTGAGAGCGCATATCTGGACGTTGCCGCGATTGAAGAAGGCCGCTGGCAGGAGTTGGGGGCAGATTTTCCCGGCGTTGCTATCCTTGCGCGCGGCCTGACTGCGCACGGGGCAAAGAAATTGCGAAGCCATTTGCGTCGTGTGGCGCCGAAGTCTGATCGGCTTTCCAACGGTCAGCTTTCCGATGACGCTGAAGACCGCATCTTGAAGGTCACGATTGCGCGCGAGTGCGTTCTTGACTGGCGCGGCCTTGCATCGGCTGGGAAGCCATTGGCCTTTTCCAAGGAGACGCTTGAGGGGATCATGAACGAACCCCGGGCGCGCAAGATTGCAGCGGCGATTGTTAACGCGATCATTGACTTGGAGCAGACGACAGTCGCGGCTGAGGATGACATCGTGGGAAACTCGCAAGCGTCCTGAGATGGACGCTGAACAACGGGGCCGCGCATTCCATCGTTGCGCGGCTTGAGGCGCGGGGGATGCCCATTCCCGATGAGTTCATCCCGCCCGCGATCCTGCCCGGCTATGAAGACTGGTGGGAAGCGTTCTTTGATTTGTCTACTGACCGGATTAACGGCTTTGGCCTAGGCCCCGTTCCCGCTGCTTCAATTGACCGTCATGTGACGGGGTGGCCTTTGAATGAGGCCCGCGTTTTCCGGCGTGTTATTCGCGCTATGGATCGTGT